GCTCAACAAGCATGGAAAACTAATGGTAAAGAAGTTTGGAGTATGGGTAATGATGCACCTATGGGAAGTAACGGCCCAGACCGATACATCACAGGAATGATGTTCAACTGGAATGTTCTTTACAAACATATCGTTGACCAACTTGCAGCTGGAAAACTCAAAATGAACCAGAGATGGAATTGGGGCTTACAAGAAAATTGTGTAGGTCTATCGCCATGGGGTAAGAATGTTCCGGGTGAAGTTGTTAATAAAGTTGAAACTGTCAAGATGCAATGGATTCAAGATGATCTGGATACATACTTTCCTTTTGATCAAGGAATCACAAAAGCTGATGGAAGCACAGTTGGTAAAGGTGAAATTGCTAGACCTCAAATAGAAACTATGCAATATTTTGTTAAAGGGGTTGTTTCCCGATTTCCCTCAAAATAATATAATGAAAGGTATATATGGAAGGCTTATTTGAAAGCATTCTGACCGCAGTAGCGGTTGTTATTAATGGTATCCCTCAGGGAATTTTGGCGTTAAGCTTTGGCTTCGCAGCTTTTCCTACGGCAATAGCATTTGTAATTGGTATCATTGGTTCGGCATTCTTTATGTCTGTCGCAACTATATCCTTTCAAGCAGAAACAATCACGTTAGCTGGTACTCTAGGTAATAATATAAAAGAAAGACTTTCTCTTATATTTTGGGGTGCCACCCTACTGTTGATTCCCTCTTTGCTTGGAATGAATGAAGCGTTAGTTAATTTTATTGGTCCCCTAGTTGTCACATCAATGATGGCTGGAGTGGGTATTATGTTAGCGAATGTTTCTGTAGATTTGTTTAAGTCAGAAAAATGGACAGGAGGAGTATCTTTAATTAGTGCTTTACTTGCTTGGTTTTGGACTAAAGACTTAGCACAAACAATTATATGGTCCGTAAGTTTATCTACACTTTTTTATGTTGCATTAAAGTTTTATGCTCCATTACGCGAAAAGTTAGGTGTCGTACTAGAAGAAATTGTAGTAGACAGCTCACGCGAAAAGTTTACAACGGGCAACATTGAGTGGAAGTTTTGGACTAATAGAAACATCGTTATTGGTGCTTTATCATTAGCATGTTTAAACATTGGGGCCAATATTTCATTTGGTAAAATTACTGGAAGTATTGCAGGGACTAATACAAATATAGATCATCTTGCAATTTATTCTAGTCTTGCAGATATGGGCTCAGCATTCTTTGGTGGTGGTCCAGTTGAAGCGATAATTTCTGGAACTGCGGCCGCACCTATGCCAATAGTTGCATCTTGTATTATGATGGGAATTATGGCAGTTATTCTATTAAGCAAAGCATTGCCTTTGATCGGGCAGTATGTACATAGAGCATCTATTGCAGGTTTTCTTTTTGTATTAGGTGTATTCGTTACCTTTGCTACAAATATTGCTGGTGCTATTAGCATTGGTGGAACCTTTGCTGGACCATATGGATTTGGAGCAGCAGGAATGGTAATTGGCGCTGCAGCATTTGTAACTGCAAAATTTAATCCTTTTTATGGTTTGCTTGCAGGATTTGCTACAAGCCTAATCATGATGGGGGCTTAATATGGCTTGGGGAGAACCTTTTACAGATGAGTTCTACGAATTAAAAGTCGCAGGACTTACACGTAAGTTACCCAAAGTCAAAATCAATGACGAGCTCGCTATTGCGAGCTTTGTCATATTGGGTGATACAGAATTAATAGAAGAATGTGCTGAAGCAATGATTCTTCTGAATAATTTTCCAAAGAAAGATGAAATTGATATTTTTTGTACACCAGAAGCAAAGGGAATACCGTTGGTACATACCATTGCAAGAAGGTTAGAAAAAGATTATGTCATTGCAAGAAAATCTATCAAAGGATATATGAATGATCCTATGATAGAAAAAGTTCAATCTATCACTACAATCGGCGCACAAACACTTGTCCTTGATAGGAGTGATGTTAAGAAATTAGAAGGAAAGAGAGTAGGTATTATTGATGATGTAGTATCTACAGGGGGCTCTTTGATAGGACTTCAGACAATGTTAGAAAAAATTGATTGTTCTATTGTATGTAAAGCAGCTGTTTTATTGGAAGAGGCTGGATATGCCAAAGGTGATATACTTTATTTAGAAAAACTCCCAATTTTTAAACCAGATGATTCCGATAATTGATTTGAAAAGTGATACTTGCGAAGCGCAGATGTATGACGCTTATACAACTGTGGGATTCGCAGTATTCACTAATGTTTATGATGAGTGGCTATCAGAATTTCAAGACTGGAAGCAACTCATGGACGAGTTCTTCCAACTACCATTAGATGTGAAAAAGAAATATGTATATAATGGAGTAAAGGGTTCCTCAACATGTCGTGCCGGCTGGGGCGAGATGGGTTATATTCAGAGTCGAGATGGTGATTCGAAAGAATCATATAATTGGATTGAACCAGCAAGAATGCAAGAACAATATTGGCCTACAGAAATTCCAGAGTTTAAACCATTAGCTCAATCTATCCTTCAGATCTCTCAACGTCTTTCTTATCAATTTTTCAATAAGTTTGAAAGTATGTTCAAACATAAAAAAGGATATTTAATAGATAAGCATACGAATGGTTATGTTAATATGAGAATGCTTCATTATCCAGCGCACAAGAAGCAAGAGGATCACGAGTTCGGAGGAGAACATACTGATTATGGTTCTATCACTTTACTCTTTCGTTTCGATGATGTTGGAGGTTTACAAGTACAGGATAGAAAAACAGATGAATGGATTGATGCTCCTGTAGTGAAAAATTCAATAGTATTAAACATTGGAGATATGTTTCAAAGATGGTCTAATGATACGTTAAAATCAACTAATCATAGAGTTGTTAATACAGTTCATACAAACTCTAGATATTCAATGCCGTATTTTGTAGATCCCGGTAGAGATGTATTAATTAAGAATTTCACAGATGAACCAGATAAACATTTACCAATTTCTACCGATGAATATTTTAAACAGACACTAGCTCTACACAATGTTGAACAGAGTTGGGAACAACAGATTAATTAAAAAGGAAAATATGTTACCAGTATTATTATTTAATGTGATTTCAGGACTTGTTATGGACAAAGCTCAAGACCTTGCGAAAGAACACGTGGAAGCAATGATTGATAGTATCATTCCAGATGATGCAAAAGAAGAGTTAGATGATCTCGTTAAATCAGATCCTACTCACATGTTTGAAACAGCAAAAGATGCTTTAGTAGGTGCAGTCGAAGGAAAGCTTCCTATACCATTAAAAGATGGAACTATTAAACCTATAGAACTTATTATTAAAGTGAAATTCGATCCTACCACTATGGATTTAGATATCGAAAAAGCTTGACATTTGTTTTAACCTGTGGTATAATATATAATGATTAAAGTGAAAGGATTAAATGAGTTATTTTGATGAAATGTTGAAAGTAGCGAACAACACTTATGGTTCAAAAGTGAGTGATGGTGTTGAAGCTGGAGATGTCGAAAGTTATATCGACACAGGATCATACATATTAAATGGATTATTATCTGGGAGTATCTATGGAGGATTACCTTCTAATAAAATCACTGCGTTCGCTGGTGAAAGTTCTACAGGAAAAACTTTCTTTGTCTTGGGTTGTGTCAGACAGTTTCTTGCAGATAATCCTAGCGGCGGTGTTATTTACTTTGAGTCTGAATCCGCTTTAACAAAACAGATGATAGAATCAAGAGGAATTGATTCTAACCGAATGATTATCCTGCCCGTTGCAACAGTTCAAGAATTTAGAACACAAGCAACAAAAATTTTAGAAAAACATTTAGAAGAATCTGAAAAAGATCGACCACCAATGATGTTATGTTTAGATTCATTAGGTAATCTTTCTACCTCTAAAGAGATGGAAGATGTTAGCGATGGTAAAGAGACCAGAGATATGACCAGAGCTCAAATGGTTAAAGGAACATTTAGAGTTCTTACTTTGTTAGGAGGTAAAGCAAAGGTTCCTCTTGTTGTTACTAATCACACATATGATCAAATAGGGACACTGTTTCCTCAAAAGATTATGGGTGGTGGAACCGGTCTCCATTATGCCGCATCTAGCATAGTATTCCTGTCTAAGAAGAAAGAAAAGGATGGGACTGAGGTAATTGGTAATATAGTCCATTGTAGAAATTTTAAATCTCGGCTCACTAAAGAGAATAAGATGATTGATGTTCTTCTTACTTATAAAGAAGGATTAAATCGTTATTATGGTTTAGCAGAATTAGCTGAGAAGTATGGAATCTTTAAAAAGGTTTCTACTAGATTAGAAATGCCAGATGGTGAAAAAGTTTTCTTGAAATCAATTCTAAAAAATCCTACTAAGTATTTTACCAAAGAGATTTTAGATAAAATAGATGCAGTAGCCCATAAAGAATTTCTTTATGGTGAAGTCGGTCTTGAAGAAGAAGCAGCAGAGGAAGAGGATGTCGAACGAACTGACTAAAGAAGATTATGTTAGGATTAATACTTATTATAGATTAGTCCCTCATCCAGAATATCCTGATGATATTGCTAATCAATGCATAGAGATGACAACCGGACCTTTTAAAGGTGTCATTTATAAGTATGGTAAATTTCAAGTAGCCCCGCCAGATGCAGAAGATGAAAGTACTGCAAAGTATGAATATGATGTAATACTAGTTCCACCTGAATTAGAAGGAGTTGAACACTCTGATGAAGAAGGTGAAGAATTTGAATTTATGATTGGTGAAATATTAGTGAAATTATTATGGGACAGATATTTAGAACAAGACAACGCAGAAATGACAAACCCAATAACCTTTGTGGAGGACGATGAATCAACGGATAGAGCACCTAATACTATCTCATTTGATACACAATGAACCTTTTTCCCGAAAGGTTTCCCCTTATATAAGGCAAGAATATTTTGATGATAATTCAGAAAAACTTATCTTCAAACAAGTACAAGACTATATTGTTAAACATAATAGTCTACCTACAAAGCAAAGTCTTCTAATTGATTTAGATCAACAAGAAGGTTTGCATGAGAATGAATATCAAAAAGCTACAGAAATAATTAATACCTTAGATAAACCTGAGGATAAAGATGTAACTGCTTGGCTTATTGAACAATCAGAAACCTTCTGCCAAGATAAGGCAATTTATAATGCGGTTGTTGATGCAATTGCTATTTTAGAAGGTAACGAAAATAAATCAAATTTACAAAAAGGTGCTATTCCATCTTTATTGTCAGATGCGTTAGCAGTATCATTTGATCCCCATGTAGGTCATGATTTTATTGAAGATGCAAATGAAAGATTTGATTTTTATCATAGAATCGAAGAGAAGATTGAATTCGATCTTGAAATGTTTAATAAGATCACTAAAGGAGGGTTACCTAACAAAACCCTTAATATATGTCTTGCTGGAACTGGTGTCGGTAAGTCTCTTTTTATGTGCCATCATGCTGCTAGTTGTTTATCCATAAACAAGAATGTTCTTTATATTACTTTGGAAATGGCTGAAGAAAGGATCGCTGAAAGAATAGATGCAAATCTTTTAGATATACCTATTAGTCAATTAGAAGAACTTTCAAGGGATATGTATCAAAAGAAAATTGATAAGATAAATGCAAAGACTAAGGGTAAAATTATTATTAAGGAATACCCCACTGCTGCAGCAAGTGCAATGCATTTTAAAAATCTTTTATCAGAATTAAAGTTGAAACGTAATTTTACTCCTGATATAATATTCATAGATTATTTGAATATATGTTCAAGTGCAAGAATCAGAACAGGAGCAAACGTAAATTCGTATACTTATATTAAATCAATTGCTGAAGAGTTAAGAGGATTAGCGGTAGAATTTAATGTTCCCATTGTATCCGCGACGCAGACCACAAGATCAGGTTTTACAAGTACAGATATTGGATTAGAAGATACTTCTGAAAGTTTTGGTTTACCAGCAACTGCTGATTTTATGTTTGCTATAATATCCTCTGATGAAATGGAAGAATTAAATCAATTACTTGTAAAACAATTAAAGAATAGATATAATGATCCCACATCTTATAAGAAGTTTATTATAGGTATAGACAGATCTAAGATGAGATTATATGACGTAGAACAAAAGGCCCAAGATGATATTGCAGATAGTGGGCAAGATGATGAACCATTATTTGATCAATCCACCGGCAATAGAATGCGCAATAAAGTAGACTTTGGTACTTTTCAATATGAATGATTTAGATTTTGTTAAAAATTCATTAGGATGTATAAACGAAGCCTTTAAAGAATTTAAGAGTTCTTATAATACATTGGAATTCGGCTTCCGGAAACCTATTTCTCATTGGCATGTCTGCGCCAACAGAATGGAAGAAATATTAGAAGAAGAATTAGATTTTTCTTGTTATGTTACTATACGAAAAGATAGAAGCCATGCTTTATATGAAATGACCTTTGATGGAGCCGCTAATGTTCCCGAAGAACATATTTCAGAATCTGAATTAGAAATAACAATTAACTTATCACCAGAATTTTATACGCAACAACTATCTATTCCGGACGATACTTGGGAAAACTATAAACAACAACTTACCCTCACTTTCATTCATGAATTAACACATTCTTTACAATTAGATGACGGCAAAAAGAAAAAAGATAATGATTATTTTTCAAGCCCATTTGAAATAGATGCGTATAGTTCTGAACTCGCCTTTGATATGTTTCTTTATAATAAAGAAGAAAAAACTTGCGATTCGTATGCAAGGTATGCTACAATAGATTCTAAGGTTTCTAATAAAATGAAAACCTTGGCAAAAGAGAAATATCAGTATCTTAAAAATACTAAATAGAGTATAATTCTAATAATTGGAGAAGAATGGATTATACGGTAGAGAAAAAATGAAAACATATACAACTTTCATGGCTCCAATTGAAACTAAATCGGAAATTAGAACCCTTTTAGAGAGAGTAACACCAGAACTTAAAAAACAAGTGCTTGATCAAATCGAAATGATTGACAAGGACGAGGTGTTAAAAAATGTATTAGAGGCCATTCAAAAAGATGTGATGGGCAACATGCTAAGAGTGAAAGCAGCTGACGCCAAAATCACTATGAATGTAGATCTGTTTATTGATTCTATAATATCTATAATTAATAAAACAGGTGATAGTGCAGAAGACCAAGTTACTTTTCTTAAAGACCTACTTGATGGCAAAGTAATAGATTGTATCAAAATGGTCAAAGATAGTTTGAATAAAGTAGTTAAAATGGATTCATATGTTAAGACAAAGAGTCCATTATGGTCCAAGGTTAAAGATAAATTAATCGCTTTAGATATAAAAATTGATAATCAAAATATAGGTCCTGGTGAAATTCTTTATATAATATCAACACCAGGAGGCAAAAAAGGCGATGAAGAGAATAAAGGTGATTGTTGGTTAGCACAAGGTGTTAATGTTGAATTAAAGAAAGATGGAGGAACCTTTTCAAAACCAACTAAATTTGCTGATGCCAGATTAGCATGGATTAATGCATTTAAAGACTTAGGAAGAGATTTAAGTGGTGCAGATGCAGATACAATGGGCCTTGGTGGAACAAGTATATACGGCGAATCAAATAAAGGTGGTGGTATAGCTAATGCATTATCCATAGGAAGTAAAGACTATACAACATTGTATATGGATAACAAAGGCGTTACTCAAAGACTAGCAGACAAAGCCTGTGAATCATTATATGCTAAAGTTTGTGCTATAGCTTGTCCTAATAACGGCGCGCTTCCATATACATTTAATAAAACAGTAAAAAATGGATTAACTGACCCTAATGAATTTGTAAGACAATGGAATGCTAATGCCTTACATGATTATAAAGTACATGGTTGGGATTACTTAACATTATTTAATGCTGATTCAGGTGATACAATTTCATTTATGAGTGCACAGGATTTATATAAGTCTAAACAATGGAATGTGGGTTCTGAATGGATGTTAAGATGGACTGGAGGCGGAGGTTTCGGAGGTACTGGGTCTTCAACAAGAGTTTATGCTGGCACATTTAAAAATATAGCTACATATGATCCTGGTGATACCGATTTTGAGAAAAAGGTAGCAGAAAAAAATAATATAAGAAAAGCTTTAGAGCACGCTTTCGGACAATTAAGCAACAAGAAAAATTCAGGAAAAATAAAAGCGGCATTTAGTAAAGCTAATGATTTAAAAGGTCCTATGAACGATCTTTCAAAGAATAACGAACCTAAAGATTTTAAACCTCTTGTAGGTCAAATAGGACAAAAAATAAGTGACTATTTTCAGGCTAAGAATGAACTTAATTTTGGGAGAGATAAATCAGATAGAGATCTAGGAAAAAGCTTCGCGGATATGAAACGGAAATTGGGAGTAAGGTGAAACAATATAAACAATTTCTTACTGAAGCTTCTGG